CCTTCTAGGTAGTTAAATTTCACAGGCAGCGAGCCGATCCTTGACGGGTCGGGTATCCACTTAAACTGATGCAAGTACATTCCACTCTGGATGTTCACGATGTCGGGGGTGAGCGCTTTGCTCTCCTCGGCCTCGCAGTTCCACAGAATGCAGCTCGACCAATTCTTTTTGGGGTATTGGTGTTGCTGCTGATCGTCCATTTTGGTTTCTTCAAGTGGCGTGTAGTCATGCTTCACGACCATCACCGCCTTGTTAAGATCGGTGTATTCCAAGATCTCGGAGATATCCTTGCGAAACATAAAATCGCAATCGACGAATAACGCCCAGCCTTTATGCTCCGCAAGATGCGGCACCAGGAATCGCGTAAAGCTAAACTCAGTGCTCGATAGCGGATCTCGGTCTCGCGTGTAGAGCCCGAGTCGACGTAGCTCAGACTGCACGACAGGCTGAATGTCGAGCGGTATCGTCGAGTGCTCAAGCAGAGTATGCCTGGCGACCTTGTACGCGATCTCTTCGCGGGGATCGTAGCCGATGAAAATTCTAAAACCGTTCATGGTTAAAACGGCAGATCGTCATCTGCGTTGGGTTTAGGCGTCGACTCCACTATGCTCAATCTCAAAAACGATTCGTTCTTTTTCGATATCTTTTTACGCCCAAAAATCGTCCACTCTTTGCCCTCGACATTGAGCGAGCCGATGTAATCAGGACTATTTTCATTTTTCTTTTTTTTTGGATCAGTTTTAAATAAAACGCCCGTATTTGTGTTGTCGTAATTCTTTGTATTGTCGTAATTCACAGTTTCACCTCATTCAATTTGTTAACCTTGTCATCCAACTCACCTAGGAACATCGATATCTCGGCCTCGATCTCGGCAATGCGGGTGTCATCGCGCTCGACGCGAATGATCAGCAGCTGCAGGTGCTCAGGCAGCCGCGGGTCATAGGCCGCAAAGTCACACCACTTCGCGCCCGTCACGGCCATTTGGAATTGCATCTGTGCCAGGTATCGAGCGGGGATCGTGCGAGTGAGAATCCACTCGAGCATCGTGTTGGTTTGCGGGCATTTAATCTCGACTAGGCCATCGCCGACAATGCCATCAGGAGACGCCCCAGCGCCTTGTATCGTCGGGTGGTCAATAAACCCCACCTCCTCGACAAGCTCGCCTGTGCGGGCCGCATATGCAGCCCTAGCGTGCGGTTCCTGCTCCGTACCCCACTCCATTGCGGCGTTGCTGAACGACTCGGTAGGCTTACCCGTCAGTCGCTCGACGATCAGCTGGGCCATGTAGTTATCGCGACTTGCTGAGTAGCCTGATCGGGTTTTGGCGATGACATCAGCGACACGCGATGCGGTCACTTTGCCGAGGCGCGACTGTAGCCATTCCTCGCGGTTAGCTTGTTGGTAGGACTGCATCATCACGCTGCCTCCGGTGGGGGTGTCAGTTCTTTCTTGCGAGCGGTGAACACAGCCATATGCGCGAGCCGTTGTTCGTTGCTCAAGCGCTTAAATAGCTTCGTAAGCTCCTCGACCGTTTGTGCGTTGTTAATCAATGCAACCACATCAGGGTCAATTTCTGTTTTAGGCTTGTGACGCGCCTGGGCGGCCTCGGCATCATCGTCGATCTGAGCTAGGCCTACGATCGCAGCCAAGGCGTATCGTCTGGCATAGGTAATCCCAGAGCCTTGCGCCTGGGGGCTGTCATCTCTGCAGAGCACCGGCGTGATCGACTTGATCCATTCGCCAGAGCTATGGGCAAGCGTCGTAATCAGCACAGGCTTATCGCCGATGATGTCGATTGCTTGGATGACCGCGAGACCGTTCTCCGACAGCTGGGCTCGGCAGGCGTCCCAACAGGAAGCCAGATCGGCGTATTTGGATTTGAAAAACGGGTTGCTGCTATCTTTCAGCGCGCCCGTGATCGCGCCTTGTGCCTTGGATAATGCGGCGGCTAAGGCGCCGATGGTGTCACTCTGCATAGGTATATTCCTTCAGGGTTGATAATTGTTGGTTACAGGATTCGATGCGTTCGAGCTCTGCGCGCTCCTGCATCTCGAGGTCAAGCTGGTGCCACCAGGTGTCATCGTCCATGCGTCACCTCCGCATCGCATGAGTGGCCGTCACAGGGCTCGACAAGGCCCGCCAGTAGGTAGATCGCAATGAGGCCGATCACTGCCCAATGCTCACGCTTCATCGCAATCCCCTTCCCAGCGCAGCGCGTCGATGTGCTCTTCAGCCTTGCAAACGAGCTCATCGTAGAGGCCTGGCGTCATCTCGCTGCCCCATAGGTAGATGTCGGTATTGAGCGCGGTGTAATCGCGTAGGCGGGGGTTGTCGCCTTTGTGGTAAACCCCGATGACGGTCGCTTTCTCGATCTCTACGCCTTCGTCAACTTGTTCGTATTCGACGGTGACCTCGACCAAGGTGCCGTAGAGCCAGATTTGTGTATCGAATTCCATGTTGCTTCCTCTCTCTGGATGCGTTGTTTCTGTCAACGGAAACCATGATAGTAGCCTTGACATTCCGTTGTCAACCTTTCTATCATCTTTTTATGAACCCGAAAAAACTAGTACAGCAATATGGTTCCCAATCTGCCGTAGCAAGGGCGTTTGGGGTGACGCGAGCAGCCGTCCAGCAGTGGGTGAAAACCAACAAAGTGCCTGATGCGAGACGATGGCAGTGGGAGGCAGGAAAGGTTCCCCCGCCGTGATCCGTTATGGCAGCGTCTGTAGCGGCATCGAGGCCGCGACGGTGGCATGGCACGGTTTAGGGTGGGCTCCCGCCTGGTATAGCGAGATCGAGGCTTTCCCGTGCGCGGTGCTTAAACACCATTACCCAGCTGTCCCTAACTATGGGGATATGACCAAATTTGAGGAGTGGCCTGATGAACCAATCGAGCTTCTTGTGGGAGGAACCCCCTGCCAATCCTTCAGTGTCGCAGGACTCCGAAAGGGATTGGCAGATCCGCGTGGCAACCTCATGCTTACCTTTGGCGCGATTGCTCGCAAGTATCGCCCCGAGTGGTTGGTTTGGGAAAACGTCCCCGGCGTCTTGTCGAGCAACGGAGGAAGGGATTTTGGAACCTTCCTCGGAATGTTGGCAGAACTCGGGTATGGGTTCGCCTACCGAGTTTTGGACGCTCAGTACTTCGGAGTGGCCCAAAGACGCCGCCGTGTGTTCGTTGTCGCAAACGCTCGAGGTTGGCAACGTGCCGCAGCGGTTCTTTTTGAGCGCGAAAGCCTGTCAGGGCATCCTGCGCCGAGCCGAGAAAAGGGGGAAGGCGTTGCCGGAACCATTGCAGCGCGCTTTGGAAACAGTCGCAACAACCATGAAGAACTAGCATGGCCCGCTGAGGTTGCCTCGACACTGACCGCTAAGTTTGGTAGCAAGTTAGGGCTAGAGAACCAACACGCTTTGGGTGGCGCCCAGCTGTTCGTGCCTGACGTTTTGGGGACGCTAACAGCGCGCATGATGAATGCCCTTGGCGCTCGCGATATTGAAGATGGCGCAGTGCTGCCTTGTGCCTTCCATAACCGCCAAGATCCTGACGTCAGCGGCGATATTACTCATCCGCTAGGCGCTAAAGATAATGGGTTGGCGGTGGCGCAGCCGATAGCTTTGCAAGATGTGCGAGACGTTGAAAAACGACAGGGCGGCAAAGGCTGGAGGGATGATGGCACATCATTCACGCTTGACACATTTGCAACACAAGGCGTGGCGCAGCCCATCACCCAATTCGGCGACGTAGCGGGCAGCCTCACCGCTCGACATGACAGTTCGCCTTGTGCTGACCGTGGGCAAAATGTGGTGGCGCAGCCGTATGTCGGCGGCGTTGATTACGAAAACAACGCGCACACGATGGAACAACCGACCGGCCCATTATTGAAAGGCTCGCCTACGGGCGGCGGCAGGCCGCTTCCTGCCATTGCAACAGCCATGCAAGTACGCCGCCTTACGCCCGTTGAGTGCGAACGCTTGCAAGGCTTTCCGGACAACTACACCAACATCCCTTGGCGTAAGAAATCAGACGCACCCGATGGCCCTCGCTATAAGGCATTAGGAAACAGCATGGCCGTCCCTGTGATGCAGTGGATCGGCGAGAGGATTGCAGCTGTGGAAAGTATCGATGATGAAAAAAAAGCCCCATAACAGCGTTACAGGGCGATCAGAAACATCAAACCCCCTTTCGGGGGTTGACGGGACAAGGGGGATGTCCTACGCTCGGAATGCCAGTCGAGGTTCAGTGAAGATACCCTTTGGGGAAAAGGTTGTCAAATTTCACTCGACCTCCAGCTCGGGATTTCTGGTCGGGGAAACAACGCACAGAAACTCCTTAAACCTAGATCGGGGCGGTGGGCCTCTAGGCACGCAGCGTGTAGCGAGGAA